GAAGCCAATTATATGCTGGTGAAGGCGAACGAATCGTTGACGTAGGCAACGCGTGGCGGTAGGTTGGAGTCATCAGAAGGAGCCAAACTGATGACATACACCGACATCCTCAACGCCGTCATCTCGCATAAGCATGGCGGCATGGTGGCCGATCAGTTCCGTGACGTCATGGAAGGCGGCAGCCTGCTCGACCAGAATCAAAACGCTGTTATGATGATCTGGAAGGAGCTAGTTACGGTGGCGCAGGCATTCCAAGACACGCCCCTCGGCGAAGCCGCCGGCAATGCCGCATGGAGGTTCGAATGAGCGCCTGGGAGGAGCTTTTCCTTATCGAATGGCTTGATGTCGGGATCCGGATCAAGAGCGCGGTGTACCAGAACTGCCTCGGCCGCCTCTATGACGACATGGATGCGGTTCGAGCGGACATGCGCAATGTGAAAGATGTTACGAATCAATGGCTGGATAGCATCGTGAAAAAGGAGAAGGCGTGATGTGGGCGTATCTGGCAGTTTTACTTTCTGCGGCAACGATAGTTCTCGGCGTTACCGCGGGGATCTCCGCTCCTGTATCCACGCTAAGCTTCGGACTGTTCATGATGGCAGCGGCTGTATGTCAGGCAGCCTCTATTGAGGCGGCAATACTTCATACTCGAATGGCGTGCGGTAAATGAAAGAATACCGTACCGCAGAGCAAATCGATGCCGACAAGCTGGACCGGCAAATCTATAATGCAGCATCTGCCGCAGAAGCTCTGGCCCTGGACAATGTGCGCGAAACTCTTCTGTCCGCTAGATACGATGTGCGACAGCTGATGCATAAAGACGATCGCGATAAGACTGTGGGGTCGCTATGAAGCGTGTAATCATCGAGTCCCCGTTCGCAGGGGACGTTGCGCTCAACCAGACGTACGCTCTACGCTGTCTCCTTGACAGCCTGGAGCGCGGGGATGAGGCTCCGCTCGCCAGCCACCTGCTTTACACGCAGGTACTAGATGACAAGGTGCCCGAGCAGCGACAGCGCGGAATCAACGCCGGCGTAGCGTGGTACGAGGTGGCGGAAATCTGCGCCGTTTACATTGATTACGGAATCACGCCGGGCATGCTTGAGGGCATCAAGGCCGCGCTAGGCAAAGGAGTGCGGGTCGAGCACAGGAAGATCGGCAAATGAGCGATGACACAAGCATCCCTGCTTTCCCGTCGTCGGTGACCGGAGCGCATCACTACTACCGCATGAGCCTGCGCGACTATTTCGCAGGGGAGGCGCTCAATGGTATCCTCTCAGACAATGCGCTTAGGGGTAGCCCCCTATCCGCAGCAGACCTTGCATATCGCCAAGCCGACGCAATGATTGAGCGGAGGCAGAAGTGAGCGAAGATGCAATGCTTACCGCGGCCATGCAGCAGACGGGGCCGCTGACCGACTCACAAGTTCTGTGGCTGATTGTCGCCTTCGTCTGCGCCTTCACTCTGATGTACCTGTACCTCACGGGAATCGAATGATCGGCGACGGCGGATATGGCGTCATGTGCTGGTGCTCGGATCCGGACTGCACCGCGAATGGATGCAAGATGGTGCGTGCTAAATGCTATTCCAGCTATCCGACTCGAGGCTGCATTTGTCCGCCTACTAGCGAGCAGACGTGCCAGAGCGTGACGTGCCCCCGGAAAGGCCCGCCGCCCTTCGTCACCCCCTCGGGAACGTCCGGTCAAACAGGCACGCCATGAATGACCGGGAACTTAAAAAGGAGCCAAAGAGATGATCATGCATTGCCGGCCAACATTCAATTCAACCGCACGATGGACCAAGACTTCCTCCGGGAAGTGGGCATTTGTCGTCGTCATCTCCACGAGCGTCGGCGCCCAGACAGTCACAGGATTTGCCGACTGCGAAGCTGACGTTAAAGATATGATGGATCTGATCGCCAATCCGGGACCAGCACAATGACTACGACAAACTCCCTCGCCGGCCTCGGCCGGCTCCACGCTCCCGACCCTCGGGATCGCCGACACCTCATGGCGCCACCAAAGACGACGCGGACGTTCCGGTCGTGGATGACGCCGGGACCGGTTCTGGACCAAGGACGTACGCCTCAGTGCGTCGCGTACTCGAGCATCGGGTTTCTGACGGCGCATCCGGTCGTCAACAAGGCGATCGACTTCAAGGAGTTCTACGATGCCTGCCAGCGCGTAGACGAGTGGGAAGGCGAAGACTACGAAGGGACGAGTGTCAGAGCCGGCTTTAAGGTGCTCAAGGAGCGCGGCTATGTCTCTGGCTACCAGTGGGCGCTTAATGCCGACACCGTCGCGCAGCATATCCTGACTACGAGCCCCGTGGTGGTGGGAACCGACTGGTATCTGGATATGTTCACGCCGACGAGTGATGGCTACATCACGGCCACGGGTTCGGTCGAGGGCGGCCATGCGTGGTTGCTGGTCGGGGTCAATCTCATGCGACACAATCCGGACGGCACCCTGGGTGCCTTCAGGATGCGTCAAAGTTGGGGTCCCGGATGGGGCCAGAACGGTCGCGCGTGGGTGACATATTCTGACATGGACAAACTCATCAGAAGCGACGGCGAAGCGTGCGCCGCGGTAGAACAGAAGGTGGTGCTATGATGCTGCTATTTATCGTGTTTCTCGCTGTTTTCTGGGGCTGCCTTGGCCTCAAGTCTAACCTGCAATCGTAAAGGAAGACCGGGGAATGTCTGAGACTCCTGATGTTGGCTCAATCGAATCAAACTTAAACGAATTCAACCGCTACTGGCACCAACGAGACCGCACGCCGTCCGTTCAAACCACCGTCCCTATCTGGGTGGTCGTGAACGAGCGGGGGGTGTTTTGGGCCGGCAGGGCCAAGGACGAGTACGAAGCCTGGGGCAAGGCGATGTTCTACAACGGAGATGAAATCCAAGACTGCAAGCAGGAAGGCTGGTACGCCGCCCCTGCCGTCGTGACCTGGGAGACGCCGCGTGGCGAGTGAAGAGCACTTCCACGACTTCAGCGTACGCTATCCCACTAAGGGGATGGAGCACATCCTTGGCTGCACAGGATGCTCTGCCGTGCAGTGGGGGGTGCCAGCCTATCAGCTGTCGGACGCGGCCAAGGCGGCAGTCAGGGACGAGTCTCTTGCCATGGAGTGCCTGCGTCTGCACGATGAGATAGACACGCTGAAAGCTAAGATTGATCGCATGGCCAAGACCATAGACGACTTGAGCGATGGAGAGGTGTCGAGGATATCCAGGGAGGCCAGGAAGATAGAGACTTGGGATAAGTCGGCCTTCGATGTGTACAACGAATGGCGAGACTGGAAGGGATTGCGTCGCCGGACTTTTGACGAATTCATCCAGGCGGTGACAGCGGATGGTGTGCCGTGATCGACCTTCCGCCGCTCAAATGCAACGGCTGCCGCGCTTGCTGCAAGCAGGAGCAGATCTTGCTGCTGCCCGACCAGGGCGACGACATTTCTCTCTATAAAACGGAGGTGGTCGGCGGTAAGATCATGATGGCGGCGCGGGAGGACGGCCGACGAGAGTGCCGGTACCTCGGGCCGGGAGGCTGCACCATCTATGCCATACGCCCGTTCCTTTGCCGTCTGTTCGATTGTCGGCCATACTTCCTTATGAAGATGCAGGGCAAGAATCGCCAGCAGCGACGAGAGATGGTGGCCAAGGAGCCGCACCTCAGGGAGATCTTCACGGCCGCGCAGCAGAGGCTGAGCGAATGACCGACGACGAAGCCCTCGCGACCTTCGGAGAGGTGTTTGCTCGCTACATCGAAACGATGTGGCCGCCCAAAAAGCAGGTGATCGGAGCGGTAGGGTACTTTAACATAGTCGGAGAATGGACCCCGCCCAATCCTCATGAGGCGATGATTGAGCCTAGGGTGAAGCCATCCGTAATTGCGGCGGCCTTAAGGAGCCTGAAGCCATGACCGACGAAGAGGTGTTGAGCGTATTCACCGCCATCCGCAGGCTCGAGGACGAGAACGAACGCCTTGCCACTCGCGTTGCCGACCTTGAGGGCTTTATCAGAGAGAATATCGTTAAGGTTAGGAAGGCCGGGATATCTTCCTCGTATTCGGAGTGGTTGGCCAGGAACGCAACAAATGCCACTCCCGTCCCTGACAGTGATGGCGATATCTGGTTCACTCTCAGCGACGAGGAAATGGAAGAACTAGGACTCAACAAAGGAGAGAATTGATGCCGTTCGATTTCGGAATCCCGCAGCGGAACGTGTTCGACATGTCGCCAGCGCAGGTGGATCTTTGGGGCCGCTTGCTGGCTTGGCTGGATGACGGCGGAGACGACGGGCAGTATTCGTTTAACTACTCAAAGTGGGCCTCGAAGTGCGGCACAGCTGCCTGCATCGGCGGGTGGCTAGATCTCAACACCGGTGGCGAGCGTTCGGATCACTTCAGCAATCCCAAGCTGCCGGAGATCATCGGCGTCCCCTATGAGACCGCAGAGCAGCTTTTCTTCGATGGCAATCGGTTCTTGGAGAACCCCACGCCAGGGCAGGCAGCCTCATGCGTCCGGCACATGCTCGAGACCGGCGAAGTCAACTGGCGTCGAGCAATGGGTGACGTTCAGACGTGCCGTGAATTCCTCGGGCTGGGCGATAGGCATGACCATGGCGACGCCTAGCTTGTTCGCCTACCTAGCAGATCATGTCGTCGCGGTGAGCAAGATGCTCGCCGTCGGCGGCGGGTTGACCGGACTGGTGCTGATTGCCTTTGCGGGGAAGAGGGCTCCGTAAATGGCTAGGCCATTGACGGCCGAGGAACGGGAGTGCAACCGGAGAATTAAGCGTAAGCTTGAGTCTTATGGCTGGGAGATTGAGCCGACATCGCACCCATCCCGGTGCGGAAATGGGGGACTAAATGATGAAATCACTATCGACGCTGCTTATCGCTCTTACGCTTCCGACCTGTGGTGTCGCTCAGACGGCAAACAATCAATGCGCTCCGCACGATCAGATCGTTAAATTCCTGGGCGGAGAGTTGGGCGAGGACGTGATCGTGATCGGACAGGACTCGACCTACGGTTCGATGATGGAGATCTTCACCAACCGAAAGTCCGGAGCCTGGACTTTGGTGTCCAAGAATCCTGACGGCAGCGGGTGCTACGTCGCCGAGGGTCAGGGGCTCGTGTACATCCCGCCCGGAGAGCCGGCATGACCGACCGCGCCCTGGCGAAAGCGTTAGCGGAATGGCTTAAGACAACCGGCACGCACACCAGCAAAGGCCTAGCGCAAGATGTAGACGCCAAATGTCTGCTTCTAGCTAGCGAAGTGATCAGTGAATTGCTCGGCGAAAAGAAAGCCGATCACGCTGCTGTTGTGTTGGATTTTCAACAGAAGTTGGCAAAGAGTAAGCGTTAGGCGAGTTTGGATTCGGCTGTCTGTGACTTTGCGCGCAGACTTCCGCCCATGGCTCACGACCGCGGCATCACCTCAAAAGAATCCTTGCCACGCGTGGATTGAGGCGTATTATGAGTCGCATAGAAGGAGCCAAACGATGAAATTCCTAAATCGCCTACTCCGCGGCCTTGTTGAAACGCATCCCCGGTCGCCGGACCCGAACCTAAGCTACCTGCAAATCGGCCGTCCTCGTCCGCCACGCAAAGGCTCAGTTGACGAATGGCTTTTCCAGCGGGTGGCCAAGCGGCTGGATCCGTTCTACCTTGAGGAGGACGCAGAATGACCGATCGCGGGCGCGTCTGCGATGGCTGGTATCGTGCTGTTCTTGATGCGGCGGCCCGCTCATATGTCGACGAGCACGAGCCAGAGGATCAGGAGCCGGCCGGCGACGAACGCTGGTGGGACCTTCGCGAAGAGGACTTGAATTCCGAGAATCAAGGAAGGAGCCTTTAAATGGGAACCGTTCACCAGCTTTACCCCCGTGAGCCGGAGCCGGAAATCTTCGAGGACAACGAGGTTGCCCAGGCAGTATACAATATGGCCCTAGACAAGATGAACGAGATGGATCATCAGGGCGAAATCCTCGTTGATAAATTCAACACGGTGAGTGCGGAGAATCTGATGCTCCGCGCCATGGTCTTCAATCGTGACCTCTGTCTGTTCGGCATGGGCATGGCCATGCTGGGTATGGGTATCTTCTGCACGATGCTGGTGCTTCGGTGATGGAGGGCAAGGCCAAAAACTACCAACCGTCTCCGGCTCGCGCACTGGATACCGACTATGACGTAGGTTACGTTGATGGCGGCAATGACGCGGCCGCCGACTTCGTCATTGCCCTGGACGATCTAGATATCGATGTCCCTGAAGAGATTGTTGGACCTCACGCTTTCGTGGCTTGGCTGAACGATAAGATACGCGAAGGGTTATTGCGCTAGGGCCGGTACCTGCTGTATTATCTGCCGAATCGACAAGGAGCCATAAATGTCTGAATTCGACCTCGACGCGATGCGGCTTTCCAAGGAGGAAGTCGCGGAACTGACGGAAGACATCACCGGCACGCGTGCCGACGTCGAGGCCGTGGATCTGCCTAGCGCCGTGAGGCGGTTCAATCTGGCGTTAGTCGGCAAGATCGGTCGCGAGCGTGCAGCTGAAGTCTGGCAGCAGATCCTCATGCACGATCTCGAGGGTGCCGCGGAGATGCTGCACGACGAGATCGGGGCCATCACTTCGACCGAACCCCCCGACCCTTCCGAACCGGGCGTGGTCCGTGTGATGAAGCGACGCGGACGCCCTGCCCTGGCTGCCGGTAAGTATCTGGTTGCTGTCACGGACAAGAACCCGCATCTGGCCAGCGTGCCCGGCTTCAAGTCCCTGGAGTTGCTCTGGTCGACTCCGGAGCGAAGGATGTCTTACGAGGACTACCGAGCGTTCGGCGGCACGGCTGCGGATTTGGCTTGGGCGGTCAAGAACGGGCACGTCCAGCTTGTGGATCCCGCTGGCGGCGCCCTGCTAAATCAGCCGGGGACAATCGTCGTCTCCGGGAGTTAAATTGTTCCTCAGCCGTTGCCGCTGCGGGTGCGGCTGAGGGTGTCTGCGGCCTCCCTTCCGATATTCCTCCCAAAGGTAGGAAGGTAGAAGGTGCAGGACGGGAGGGAGGCTGGGTGTGGTGGGTTGGCTCCTTCCTGCATCCGGCCTCCCGACCACCCAAGGGGAAACGACAGAGGCTACGGATATGCGATGGATGGCACTCGGTAGCGCGCTATGGGCTGCGGCCTGCGCCCCCAGCATTCCGGAGCCGACCGGAGATCCTACCGCACTGGACTGCGAGCGTGCTCACGTTCAGATCATTAGCGCAGACCTTGACTCGCCTGACGGTAGGCGGCTTCATAGCCTAGTTGTGGCGTGCGCAGTGGGCCCGGGACGATGAGTTGGCGTCCGCCGAAGGAGTCTAAGCCTAGGATCTATGTGCTGGATTATCGCGCGCCCGATCGCCGATATCTGGCCCGGTGCGTCAAGTTATTCCTGCTAGTGGGCGTGGTGATCCTTGTCGGATATGGGCTAGGCTTAATCTGGGAATACTGGATAGAGAGAATCCTAAGGAGCATCCTCATTGGAAACTGAAAGCAAGGTCACGGCTTCTGTGCCTGACATCGACCATGTGTTCGCGGCGGCTATCGCGAAGGGCGCGGGAAGCCCGGTCAAATGCTACTTCATTATGGCAGTTGCCCTCAATGCGGCACGCAAGCTGCTATTCCAGCAGCAGGCCAAGGCCGTGATGGACGAGCTAGAGCCGTTTATCCAGTCCATGACTGAAACCGTCATTACCGAATACCGCCAGCGCATGCAGCTGCGAGTTGCCATGATGGGTGCCTCTGATCCGGAGCCGGAGGTGGTTGAGGCTCCGGCCAAGGCGACACGAAAGAAGCGCAGCAAGAAGACCGCAGCTGCTCAAGATGCCGAGATTGCAGAATGAAGCTGGACAATGCGCTGGGCCTGACGCCCATGAACTATCAGATCATGTGCGAGGTTTACGACTGGCTCGTTGCCGGCGGTGACGAAAAGTGCGCCTTCGATTACAAGCTGTGGCACTCCGATCTCGAGAAGCGCCGGTCGGATACACCCAGGTGCGGCACGAGCGCTTGCCTCGGTGGCAAGCTGGAATTTGAGTTGTTCCATAACGTCAGCGAGATGCGCATGTGGCAGGATATCGCCGACAAAGCCGAGTTGCCGCGTGTCGAGGCTAACAAGTTGTTCTTCCATGGCGGTGGCTCAAAAGTCTCCCCTAAGGTGGCCGCCATCTGCCTCCACAACTTCATGCGCGACGGGCATGTGATGTGGCACCTTGCGCACTTGGAGGCGGAGAAGATAGCGAAGGCCGAAGTCGTTACGGCATGAGTTTCAAAACGATGGTGCAAATGTCCGGGATCCGTCAACATAAGATTGAGGACGTGCTTAGGGCCATGGAAGATCAGAGTCCCCTAGGGAAAGCGTACAAGATCTGGGACGGGCCAAAACCTAACGCCCCCGCCTACATCGCCGTGCCGGAGAGCGTAGCCCACGAGATCCTGGCTCGCGTGGATGCGGCCGTAATCACTTATCCGGAGTTAGCTCCGGAGAGGCAGGAAATGCAGAAGGCGCTGTTTGGGGTGTTTGCGGAACATGGGCATCTGAATTGTGAGATTCTCCCCCAAATATCCACAGAATCAGAGTCGCAAGAAGGATAAACAGCACCAAGCCTAAAGTCGGTGTTGGCTTGTAATCTCTCTGTTCGAGTCGCTTAGTCTCTTCCTCTTGCATAAGCTGGTACTCTTCACCGCGAGTACCATAGAATGGTGTCATGTGCTCCAGATCATTCATCAACTTGCCCCCGTTTAGATATGTGACCTAGGGTAAGGCAAAAGGGACGGATTGACTATAAGTTTTCGGGGGTAGTTCAGCGGAAGAACGGCAGCCTTTGAAGCTGTGTGTCGGTGGTTCGAATCCACCTCCCCGAGCCAGCTTGAAGGCGCTCTCGGTTTCCTCGAGAGCATTTAACATAATAATCAGATCATATGCGCGTCGAAGTGGAACGTGTCGGCCGCCGGATCCGGATCGTACGTCATGTCCGGCAGCGAACCAGATTGAACGTGCGTACCGGTTTCGCTCCAGCTGGACGAGTGCCCAGAATGCGGCGCCCAATTATCGCCGCTAGCGATGGTCTTGTGATTGACGTAGTTGTCCGCGATGTTGACATCGGTAGAATTATATCTGACTCGGATGCCCGAGGCAGAGTTGTTGGTGATGTCAAGACCGTGAGTCTCGCCAACGGCGATACCCAGCGAGTTGGTGGTGATGACGGTGTTATGGTCGATCACCACGTTCCGGAAGAAAGCGGCATCGCCGCCACCATTATGGGCATAGTTGTTGCCCATGTAGATGCCGTGAGAACGGCCCTGAGTGTTGATGTAGTTGTTAACGATATTGACGTCGCTCAGAGAAGCTCCGCCATTTTCATAGAACTGCATCCCGTCCGTGTGCAGCCGACCCTTAGGAATATTAAGGGTGATGTCGTTGTCGGCATAGGTAGCGTGGTGGACGTTGCCAGAGATCATCGCGTCCCAAGACGCGTTGGTCATGACATTGCCCTGCACCGTCAGCCCATCAATGTCGGACAGCTGGAACTGGGTGGCGAAGCCCTCAACGTGGTTGCCCACCAGAGCCATGTCGCTCGAGTGGTTGATGAAGACGGCCCTAGTGCCCTGCGCGGTCGATCCGTTGATATCGGAATTCTCAATGGTGATGCCATCGGAACTGGCAATCACGATGCCCTTGGTGGCGGTCGGAAGATTAAAATGAACCGAGTCAAAGGTGACGTTATGCATGTTGCGGAAATCTATTTTGGAAAAACTAGCAGTCGCGCCTTCAGCTTCGGTGATAACTGCACCGTGAGCATCAACGCCCTTCATGTTAAGCGAGTAGGTGCCGCTGGTGAGTTGGATGACCTCACCGGCAGAAGCAGAGCGCAGCGCAGAATTCAGCTGTGCGCTGTTGGATACTGTAACCATAGTTATAGTCCCCTCATTTCAGTGGTGAGAGGCGGTTTCGCCCCTCACCAGTTTGGGTAGTCGAGTTAGTTGACGACGGCCTCAGTGTGAGCCGAGGCAAGAATCGACGTCTCGACGGCGGAGTTCGCCATCGCAGTCAGATCAATCCCGCAAGTGGTGGCAATCTGCCCCACATATGGTGCGAGATTCGAACGATCAAAGTCCGCAGACAACGCAACCTTAACGGCTTCACTAGCGACGCACGCGGTCTGATCACGAGTCCAGCCGAGCGCTTCGATGCCGTTACATGCACTCAAACCAAGGGCGGCCAGAACAAGACCGCCAACCATAAAACGCTTCATCATCTCTTACGTTTCCTTTCCTGTTTTAGATCTCGTTGGAGAGATCGGAAGCCTGCTTGGGCGGCTGTGCCGGCGGCAGGATGAGCGCGACCTTCTCGAGAATGCGGCGAGCAATCTCTTCCTGGGTCAGGTTCGCCCACTTCAGCGCATCCGGAGCACCCTTCAGCGCGCGATTGACCGCGTCGGCGACCACGGGATTGTGGATGTCCAGCTTGAGGTCGCGAGCACGCTCGCCGAGCTTCTGGATGATGCCGCCAGCAGCATTGGTCAGCGTGGTCTGCAACGCGTCCCGCTTGCTGGCTTCGATGTCGAGATGGAACTTCTCGTTGAGCCAAGCGGTAATGAACGTCGCCGCGACGCCAACGATGGCAGTCACGACAGTCAGGACGATAGGCAGCACGAAATCCACGAACGAGCCCAAGAAGACGGTCGAATCAGGATCAGCGACAACCACCTGTGCCGAGGCGAGAGAGACTCCCGCCACCAGCAAGATGAGAGCAAGAGGGAGAGTTCTCATTTGCAGTTTCCTTACAGTGTTGAGGCAGCCCGGCCGGGCGGCCATGGGGTTAACTCGTTAGGCCAGCAACTGCCTCAAGGCGAGCGATCCTCTGCGGGAGCGTCTCTAGTGTGATAATGCGTGCCTCCAGAGAGGCTAGGGTGGCCGCTGGGGCCGGGGTAGGCGTCGAGGGTACCGGAGTAGCCGTGGAGAGCTTCACCAGGGCTGTGTGCAGCGCTGCGCGCGTCAGAGGGCCCGACACGCCATCGGCTACCAGACCGGACGCGGACTGGAACTTCTGAAGCTCAGCGGCAGTGACGCCGAACCCAAGCAGAACCAGAGACGCACGCCAATGCCAGCGCAGCCGGGACTCGTAGCCGTTCAGCCCGCCGTTGATGAGCTTAGTGATCCATTCGATGTTGCCGGCATCGGCCCACTTGTTCAGGTTGCGGCTGTCCCAGAACCAGATAGCCGCCAGCGCCGACCATGGCGCATCGCCTTGCTTCTCCGGCAGCAGCGCGAAATCAGGCGATGCCAGGGAACGTTTCCAGCACCAGTCTCGGAAGGCTGTGGCGTTGGCACGCCCAGTGTTCTGAATAAGGCCCCAACCGCGGAAGCGATAGCCGTCGCCCGGTTCGGTGTTACCGAGATTGGCGCGCCCCTCATAGGTCAGCTGTGCCGCCGTGGGGCCCCAGATCTCTTCGTTGTACCTGAGCGCCCCACTCTCGTGGTACAGCTGTGCCAGGAACTGCGCTAGCCGATGCGGCAAGCCGAGGCCTGCCGAGGGGTACATCGTCAACGCCTCTATGAGCGAGGCTGCGTTGTCTCTGTCGACCCTAGAGCCAGCTATCTTGTCTAGCGCCTCAAGCGTCGGGATCATCTGGCGGGCTTCTTTTCATCATCCGGAAGCGCCTCAGTCAGGGTGAGAGGAATCCGGGGGCTATCAATTGAGCCAAGGCGGGGGCACTTCATAGGATCGTAAACGATCTGCACCCAAATGCTGGCCGGTCCCGGAGACAATCCAACGTCATCTGGGATCTGTGCCGTATAGGTGATCTCGTTCCTAATATTAGGATCCACCGGGGTCGCGATGCCTTTGCCGTCGGCGCCAATAATGCTGGCGTGTGCAAGATGTGCCTGAACGCCGTTAATGTCCATAATTAAATCATCAGGCTGGGACTTGCCGCAATCTCTGAGCTTGATGAAGCTCCATGTCAATCTAACGAACTCGCCAATTCGAATGGGCTCTCCAGGCCTAAGAGGTTCCGCTTTGTTTCCGGAACTGAAGAACCTGATTGCCGGAGAGTCGTCCATGTCAGTTGAGATGGCCAGCTTAAGCTTAGCGACCTCGTCGATAAGCTCTTGCCTCTCCTTGGAGCCAACGGCACTCCTTTGTACAACCTCTGAAACCTGCTGATTCATAGAATCGATGCTGGTCACAAGCTTAGTTATGGACTCCTGAAAGTCCTTGGAGGACTGTTCCAGCTTGGCGTTAAGATCGGCGCGCAAAGTCTCGACGCCGGCCACGTTGGCGACGCTCTCTTTAAAGTAAATGTTACCGGAAAGTACCCACCCAAAAGCCGCAATCGCTATAACTACTGCGATAACCGAGGAAATATCCCGCGACCGTTTTGCAAGGCGCCCCAGAAAGTCCAGATCGTCGTCGGGCATGAGAACTTAGTCTCCTGTCTTGTCCCTATTTCGTTTTGGTTTCCTTCTTTCCCTTTTTCTCTCCGGTCTCACCATCCAATATTTTGAAGGCCGCGTCCAGCGATACTCGCTTTCCGAACACGCTCTCTAGCGAGGATTGTATACGGATAGCTTGAGCTATCCTAATGTGCTCTGGGTTAATATCCTCAAAGGCAACCTCACCCTCCGGCTCGACCTTCTTGCGGTTGATGAGCTTACGGACAAGCTTGCCACCAACCACCTTGGCATCCTTTAGTTCCTGCACGCCTTCGTGGACCTCGCCCTTCTTTGGTGCCTCTTCCACAATCTCATAGCCGCCCAAATCGGCTGCCAAGTCAGGAGGCACGGGGCATCCGGCAGTGATCACCACCATGTTAGGCGCGACCCTCAGCGTGCGACGCTCCGGATCGGCCGCTCCGATTGGAATAGGCTTGCCCTTAGGATCCGGATAAACGACGCCATCCTTAAGATGGCCGATGATCGCTGCGTACATTACAGGCTCCTAATGGCGATGGTGCAAGTGATCCAGTTCCCAGGCGTCAATGCAGCCGCTATGGACTCTCCGGCGTAGTTAGCCATCGCTGCGCCGCTGTCCCATATATAACGTCTGGCGGCCCCATTTCTTAGATTCGAGATTAGGGTGGGTGCCGCGGGCTGATCGTTAGTGCTGCTGTACGTCGCTATCACCCAGGCCTTGGAGTCGTTGTGAGCTAGCGCCCCATAAGATACTGGATTGCCATTTCCCAACGTCCAGTTCACCGCGAGGATCGGAGACGACGTGTTCACTCCATGGTAGGCTGCGGCGACCAGTCGCTGAGCGCCCGTCCAGCCGCTGAACGTCGGAGCCGTGTCGACCGCTACCCTATAGCCCATAATGCCATAGATGCCGCGGGGTGTCGGTGTGAGATCGTCACCATCGGCATAGACGCTCTCTATGAGACCGCCAGGGGTTGGCTGGGACACTCCGGAGCCCAACGTTATCCCATCAGCGGAAGCTACATCGAAAGCCGTGCCGACAACGACGTCTCCGATCGCAACCGGCGATACCGTAAAGCCAGTCGAGTTAACGCCGTTCGATGCGACATAAGAGATAAGCGACACACCACCGGCCCATCGCTTAGTCTTCTGTCGAGAAGCGCGAAAGCCGCCACCGCTCATGAGAAGTAGCCACCAAAAATCACCACGCGGCGATATTTAGTTGTTGCGGACGGCGTGACCGGGTCGCAGACCCAGCGATAGATAAAGTGCTTCCATCTATTAGTGCCGTTGTAGGGGGCATCGTTATCGACCGGCAGGATAAGGTTGCTGCCCGGATCCGACCACGTATTGGTGCGGGCGCTAGCTCCGGCATAAACCCAGACATCTGCATCCTTGTCGAGCGGCAGATTAGTCCACGGCGCGTTGTCATGCTGAAGGTTGTTGGCGCCCTCGGGGATGACGACGCAAAGACCATCAGCTGCGTCCCATGTCACCGCACCGGAGACCGGCGTGACAATCCTGGGCGCCCAAGTGCTCTTCATCGCAGCGGATGTAATCGGCTTGGCGGCGGTGCCAGCCACAACGTCGGCGACCGAGGTGCCGTCGTTGATCGAAGCCACGCCAGATGCGACGGTGAAGAGTCCGAAGGACTGATTAGCCAGCGCCAGCGGCACGACCACACCGCTGTCCAACGTCGCTACGCCGTTCAGAACGGTGAAGGCGCCGAAGTCGGAGTCGGTGAGTGCGGTCGGGCCCACCTTCTTAGTGTTGATGCTTGCGACACCGGCAGCCATGGTGAAAAGACCGAAGCTGGCGTCAACCAACTTAGCCGCAGCGACCGAACCATTGTCGAGTGTTGCCACGCCGTTGAGAACGGTGAAGGCGCCGAAGTCCGAGTCCGTCAGAGCGGTCGGCCCGATCGTCTTAGTGTTCACCGTCGCCACGTTGCTGGCGTAGGTAAAGAGCCCGTGCGACCCGTTCGCCATCTTCGCCGCGGTAACGATGGAGGACGCCAGAGTGGCCACACCAGACGCCACCGTAAACAGCGTATAGTTGCCGTCGGCGATGGCTCGAGCATTGCTCAGACGAGCGTCGTTGGTCGCAACATAGCCCGCGACGGTGGTTGCCAGCGAGTCCAGAGCCGACTGGCTGGCCTTGCCGGCCAGAGCCGTAACCACCGCCGGCAGATCGGTAAGCGTGTGCTGGTGCGTCACCGGCGTGCGTGCGTCGGTGAAGCGCGGGTCCGTAAGCTCGGCCTTGGCGTTCACGGCAATTTCGATAGCGGTCAGGTTCGCATCGAACTGCGTCATATTAAACGCATCGGCGAGTTCGGTGCGCTTAATAAGGTCGAGAGTCGGCATTCAATTACACCCCTGAAATCACGGCGTTACGGCCATTTAAGCTTAAGCGCCATGGACATGCCGAACGACTGAGCGCTGCCGCCCATCGTTGACGTCGTCCCTGCAAACGAGCCCTGAGCATCGATGCTCTGGAACACCGTCATGCGCGGGTTGCCGCCGCTGGTGCGCACCGGCTCGAAGCCAGCCGGAGTGCTCATCGTCTGACCGGTCGCATTACCTACCAGCAAGATGATGCGATAGTTGTCGTCACCTGCCGGAATGGTAAGGCCGGGGATCGCCAGCGTCGTCGAGGTGTTGTTAAACTGAGGCGTGCTGATGATGTACGGCGACGCGACATGAACGCCGCGGTAGGCGAAGGAGATCGTCTTACCGGCAGCGCGCGAGAAGCTGCCCAGCGTCATGGAGCCGCTGGTGGCGGTGCCAATCAGCAGAGCGAACACTTGGTTAGCCGCGCCGGGGGTGGCGCTAGGATAGACCTCAGTCCAGAGCGAGCCCGCATCAACCGGGTTGATGAACGGGGTCGAGCCGGTGCCGTACGCGAAGGCAAACAACCTGTCGTTGTTGGCGTAGACAGACGGAATATTCGGCTGCGAGATCGACCGATCAGCAACCGTGTTGGAGCCCACCAGCGCAGGAGCCGGCTTACGCCACGCCACCTGATTGAGGTATTGAACCTCCTTCAGAACCGCACCCTCAAAGTAGAGGCCGCGGACCAACGGGAACTCAATGACCCACTTCGGGATCCACGTCTCTCCGCCGCCGCCAACCGGTGGGATAACGATATCTGCGATCAGTCCGACTGCGGTAAACTCAGACCGCACCGCCGGATTGGTGACCAGCGTATAAAGAATCTGAACGTCGTCGAACGACTCGCCTGGATAACGAAGATGCGGGACTACCTGACCAACGGTGCCCTGAGTCACGTTCGACGTTGCCTGCCAGATCTCCTCGTCGGCCGGCCCGAGAGCATCGAGCTTAAACATCGCCCTGGCTTGGCCCGGCAGTGTCTCGGCGGCAGAGTGCCACCTAAGCCCAGCGGCTCCGTAAGCCGGAGACAAAACCGGTACCTTGGTAACCACACCGCGAACGGTGGTGACGACTCGGATATTGTTCCCAGTTCCCCAGGTACCCGTCCAGCTAGTCAGGTTGATATAACCAGCTGCGGTTCCTGCACCGTAGCTGCCGCTCTCCACCACAGGCACGCCTGAGGTGACGGCTGTCGCGCCGGAAGTCTGATCGTTAATCGTGGTGCCGGAGGCGATAGACGCGTTCCCACCGCTAAACCGCAACGTCTTATGCTGCGGCACTGAAACTTGAAATGCTCGCCTCTGGTCCGTCTCTGGCGAATCCGGATCTGGTGCAAGTCCATAGAATGCTACCTGCCCCGCTGCCAGAGTCACCGGCGTGTCCGGCGGAGTATCCGGCGGTGGCGGCGGGGGCGGCGGCGGCGGCGGTGGCGGAGGCGGCGGAGGCGGCGGTGGCGGAGAAGGCGCCAGAATCGCAACCGAGTTGCTGAAGCTGGAATCGACACCGCTCGGAGCTGCCGCATTGGTTGCCCGAGTCTGGTACTTGATGGTCTTGCCGACGTCCGCGAGGACGGTGGTGTAGGAGCCTCCAGTCGTTCCGGCGCTAAGAACGTTATCCTTAAACCAGCGGTTGGCATAGGTTATCGGCGCGCTGCCGCTGGCCGAGGCCGGAGTTGCCACAAGGACAGCGCCGTACACGACGGACACCTCAGGGTCGAGTTCTGGCGTCGTGACAAAGACAGGGGCGGTAGAAGGTGGCGGTGGAGGTGGCGGGGACAGAACGTTGACCGCGTTGCTCTCCGCGGAGGCCGTGGTTCCGAAGGCGTTTGCCGAATGCGTCCGGTAGCTGATTTGCTTTCCAGCATCGCCCAAAACAGTAACGTAGGTGTTGGGGACGCCTGCCCCGAACAGAAACACCACATCGTTTCGGAACCACTGATTGGTGTTCGTAAGCGGCGCAGAGCCTATGGCGACCGCAGGAGTCGCCGTAAGCGTGGTGCCGACGGCAACTGGCCCAACCGGCCTAACCGCCGGAGTGGAGGTAAATGACGGCTGTGTCGGTGGCGGCGGCGGGGGCGGCGGGGGCGGAGGTGGCGGCGGCTCAACGTCTCCGGGGCCACCGTACGCCCCAGTATATTCTGCGCCAGAGCTAACCTGTGTTTTGCGAATCTGGCGGAAGCCAGCGGGGAAGCTGGTATGGCTGTTGGTTCTGGTGGCGACGGCACCGTTTTCGGCAAGGCCCCAGAGGCGGGGAGCCATGTTGTCGTGAAGGTTAAGGTTGCCACCGCTGGTCGGCATAATCTGAAGGACCGGCTCAGAATTGGCTGGGCCCTGCGGCCCCCAAATCGGAGCCCCGTCCGGACGGTGGATCTTCTGCTTAATGACGGTTAGGTTAGTTGCATCGCCGATGGCCAAGCCATTGGTGTTATTGCAATAAAACTCATTGTTGTCGAAAACAACGTTGGGCGTCTTGCCGTAGCCATCCGGTGGGCGGCACAGGCCGGCGTGAACCAGACCAGACGTGTCGACCAGCGAGGAGTAGCGAAACGTGAATCCGGAGCCGGACCCCAGCATCTGCAGATAGTCAGCATGCGGCGGCGACTGAGTGTTGTTCCACCCCCACCAGTTAGCCACCTGCTGTGGGATGGGAGCGAAGTCTCTCGCCTCAATCCATTCAAGAATAAGGTTATTGAAGTTGGTATATTTGATAATATCTTCGTGATTTTCCTCGAAGGTACAATGGGACATCCTAACGTTGGAGCCCTGGAAAACTGCCGCATTAGCATAACCATTAAGGGTACAGTTCTTAATGGTCATGCCGTTGACTTGGTCTAACGTCCAAATCCCGCGCATGTTGCTGTTTTCGGAATAGCTGCCCAAAGCACCGGCGGGATGAGCCATGCCGGCGACGCGCCAACCCCATCCGCGGCCCCCGACCGTGATGTTGCGAGTGGTCCCGCCGGCATCCTTGCCGGTCGTGAATCGCTGAGCCTCGAAATAAAGGCCATCGATGGTCAACTGCTGGATAGTGCTGGCCTTAGGGGCACTCCCGAGATGCGCAAAGTTATTTTTCAGATTGCCGGGGTTGCCGAACATGATCCCGCGCATGGTCGGCGGGTTGCTAATGTTCTGTGGCGCCAGGGTCAGTGGCCGCCTCAAGTCTCGAGGCCAAGCGAACTCAGCGATAACCCCTGGACCGACGCGGATAACGTCGTCGGAGCTAACCGAAGCGTCCATGATCGCGTCTAGTAGCGCGGTCCGATCTCCAGCGACGTTAATAGTGGCCATTAATTAAATCCGTGCGTAAAGCGTGTTGCCGGCCTGCACTGAAGGGATACTGGATCCGACCACAAGGTAAAAGCTTTCGCCTTGTGTGCCCTCTCCGATCAGGGAATCGAGGAAATCGTTGACTGTTCCCGAGTTGCCCTGGCCTAGCCAGAGTTGATATGCGCTGGAACCTGCGGGCCCCTGCGGACCGACCAGATCGTAAGCCAGCGAATTCCAAGTGGCGGCGGCGGTCAGGTTGTTGTTGGTCTTCGACCGCTTGGTGTCGGTCTCCATGTACCGAGCGCCGGCCGGTAACACCGGGTTGTTCGCAGTAAGCCAAGCCGCGGTCTGGCGCGGGATACAGGCAATTGCGTCTAGTGTAACGGTCATGAGATTACATCCTTCTCAGTCTTAAGGCTTGGTCCAGATTACGCCGCGATCCTTAGTCACGATTTGGAAGGCGTCCCCTTCTGTCGTGATGGCTCGGCGAAGGAAGTCTAAATCGATCACTTGTGTCAGATCCGGATCGGGATCGCCGACAAACGGGACAGTCACGGTAAAGGTGTAGGTCGAGGCTAGCGAGAACTGACCGCCCGCGGCCAACTGGTAATAAAGATGGACCGTGTCGAACGTCCCCTCCGGGAAACGGAGATGAGCGTTAGACGTGGACGAATTGCTTTGGGCCCTCCAGACGCGGTCAGTCCCTACATTGTCGAGCTTTACCATCGCGCGGTGCCCGACGTCATCATCCGCCGCACTGCTCCACTGGAACGCTACGGCGTCAGCAGCCGGAGAACTCGCCGGAACGGTAATTGTGAATGTCCGCCTCGCATCATTCGGCTTCGTCGGGTCCGGGACCAATTCGCGGAACTCAACCTGCCCAGACGTTAATGGATCCGGAAGGGTCGGCGGCGGTGGTGGCGGTGGAGGCGGCGGAGACGGCGGAGACAGAACCATCACAGCGTCGCTCAGGGCGGAGTCTATCGTCCCTCCGCTATTGCTGGCGCGAGTGCGGTAAGTGATCGCCGCCCCTAGATCGGGAGTACCTGTCGTGTAGGTTAATCCAGTTACGGCAGAGTTTAAAATACCGCCCCTGAACCACCTGTTTGAAAGAGTAATGGGAGTACCGCCGGTGGCAGAAGCTTGCGTAGCGGTAATAACTGCTCCAACCAGAACCGAGCCGTTAGGGTTCAAGTCAGGAGCCGTGAAGAATGATGGCGCCGTGGCCGGCGGTGGCGGCGGAGGCGGGGACAGTGCGCGAACCGTATTGCTAATCGCGGAGTCCACGTTGCCGCCCACGCCATTATTGGCTCGAGTGCGATAGGTGAAATCCACGCCGTTATCACCGGTGACCGTGTCATAAGTCGTTCCGGTGATGGATGCGTCCAGCACCCCTCCCCTAAACCAACGATGGGAAGTGGTCGGATTTGGATCGCCATCCGCAACCGCTGGCGTAGCAGTCAGCCTGCCCCCGGTGACCACTGTCGGAGTCGGACGAAGCAATGGAAGGGTGGTGAAGATCGGCGTGCTGGTTGGGGGCGGCGGCGGAGGCGGTGGCGGAGATACCCCACCAGAATTACCATACTGCCCGGCAAAGCGAGCGCCACCGCTGACCTTGCTTTGACGGACCTCCACCCAGCCGGAAGGCAGCACGTTAATATCGTTGGTTTGCTGGTTGCCGCTTTTAGTCCATCCCGGCACCGGATCATTCGGAGCGGAATCCGGGTTGGGTCCGAAGTGAAGCGATGCGCCAACGTTGTTGGTGACGGTAGCATTCACAACCGTTTCTTGCGACACCTGAAGGCTAGGAGAGCCGCCGACCTTAATGCCCTTGTTGCGAGACATCATTGGCGCCACGCTATGGCTCACCCACAGCTGCGTCCCATGCGATGAAGCGCAGTAGTTGTTGATCACCTTAACGCCGACATGCCACCCACTCTGCGGGATGACCTGACCGCCCTGGGGGCCGCCATCTCTAATCTTGCACAACAGCGGGTGGCACCGCTCGGTGTCATCGAAGATGTCGTTATATTGATAAACGAAATTGGTGGTCTTACCGTAAAGCTGGCACCAGTCGGAGTGCGGCGGCGGGACTTGGTCGACGCTCTTGCCGTAATCCCACCCTAGATATGCGTCCCGCATGGAAACAGGCTGAGAACGGATCTGCCGGTTCCACTGGATGGTGATGTTGGAACCACCGCCAATGAAGAAAAAGTCTTCCGTAAGGTCAATCGTTGTATTTTGCTGGAACGTGAAGCCGCTGCCGCCTGAAATGGAGAAAGCCCTACCGTATCCATTGAAATAACAGTTTTGGATCAAGGTGTTGGTACTGTTGCCCACTCCGGCAACCGCCATCATGTAGGCGTCCTGGGCATCGTATGTTCTAAATCCGGGAGTACCGGGAGCAATACGCCAAGACAAACCCCGACCTAAATCGTCGGCCAGATCATAGGCGCCGTTGGTATTTGCGCCCTTGCTTAGGCTAAACACGCGGGGAGCGATAAAGTGAATTCCATCAAGGGTTAGGTTGCTAACCGACCCCGGCGATGATCCGGCGAGGGAGTTGAAATATCCCATTCGCTCGCTGCCGGCGATTCTAATTCCCCAAAAGATGGGGGGATCATTAGGATTTGCTGCTTTAAGTGTGCAGCTATTGAGCGCCTTCGTAAGCCCCCTGACTCCATACTGCCCACCAGCCAGTGAAAGAGTATCACCAGACGCGGCGGCGGTAACCCTGGCAGCGAAAGTACTGGGGTCTGTAGCAAGGACGGCCATGTTACATGTAGACCTTATACGTAGCTGTAGACACCCCGGCGTTAGTGAGTCTAATCCTCACCTTTCGAGTGGCGTTCTGCGGAATAACCCGGCTCGCGGCGGTCTGGTTTGTGTCGAAGCTGCCGCCGGAGCCAGCGGCGATGGTGATTACCTCGTTGGCGTCAGAGCCGTTGATGATATCGCAATCGATGCGTTGACCGACGACGGGATTGGTAAGAGCCGCAACTAGCAGCACCGCAGTGGGCAGCGTGTCAGTGCGGCTGGCGCCGGCGCAATCCCTAACGATGATGGTGGTTAGGAGATCTGCAGCGGTGATTGTTCTGTCTGCGGCCGTGGCGTAAGTCGCGGGGGTAGGCGACGATCTCAGCAAATATAGCGCGTTGTCATCAAGCGACGACGGCAGCACCGAGACGTCATATTTATTAAAGGTACCGGCGGGCCCAACGAGGCTATCTAGGAAATCGTCTACGCCATTACCGCCGCCTGGGCCGATGCGGCCTTCATCCAGCCAAATCTGGTAAGCGTTGCGGTTGAACTCCACGCCATCGTCCCAGGTACCGGCAGTCTTAAGGTGCAGCAGGGACTCGCTAGTGTTGTAGTAGTATTCTCCGTTCACCCCAAAGCTATTGCTTGGGGCTACGGTTGAAATGAACAAGCCACCGACCTTATCCACCTTGGAATTGATCGCCGATTTGTGCATATTGATCTTGGCGGCATTCCATGTACCGGTGTCCGCCGGCCAGGAGCCGTCAATCATATCAACGTGAGTGACGTCCGTCATTTCAGTTCACCTACTAGATCTGCATTTCAACGGAACCCGGCACGGCGTTCCCGGTAAGGTTCTGCCCTGGGTCGGTAATGATAAGATCCTCTAGGTCCACGTCGAAAATGTAATTCCACGTTGGGTTGTTAGAGGAAAGCACTCGGCCCTCCAATACGTCAACCAAGAGGCGGGTCTTCACGGTTGGACTGCTAATCTGAACCACGTTTGGCACCGATGAGTTTGAGAGGACTACGGCAGTATTGTCTGTACCGGTGATGCGGTACTCAACGTTTGTCTCCAGTGTTCCGGCATTCGCGCCGGCCTCTAATGCGGCAAGCGTAATAGTAGTGAACGTCGTACCGCCGACCGCCGTCATGCTAATGCCAGGAAGCGGCCATACGTTGGGGGTAATCTTCCCCTTGGGGCCATACAATACGCGACTATCGCCAGTGATGTCGATATAGAAGTCGCCATTGAACCCTAGAGTATTTGACGGAACTCCGAGGCCGCTCAGAACCTGCGGCGCGCGCTCAAGGCCGGCAACATCGTCAACTAAGTTGCTGACGGTATCAGCCAGAGCCGCTAGGGCCGATACAGAGGCCTTGCCTGCGAGCGCTGTCACGGCCTCCGGAATATCACTTAACGGATGCTGATGCGCTGTAGGCGTTCTGGCGTTAGTCAGGCGAGGGTCGGTGGAATCGACCTTAAGGTTCATCGCCTGTTCGATCAGCGTGTAGTTGCCGTCGAACTGAGCTTGATTAAGAGGCGCTACCGTCTCTAGCCGTTTAGTGAGATCCAGAACTGTCATTTATGTAACCACCGTCGGGTCAACGATACCGGGCTCGAGAATGGTGATGAAGTCTGCCCCAACCAACGTGATGAGGTTCGCAATCTGAATGGACTGGAAATCAATCTGGGCCTGCAAGCCCGCCAAAAGCACCGTCAATTCACTCACTCTAACAAAAGTATCCGCATCTTCAAAGGCCGCAGTTCCAAGCTCTTCAGCCGTCGGCGCTGCGTTAGCAATATCCCGTACAGTCTTTAGGTCCTGAACGGCAAGCTTTCTCCAACGCTTTACGCCACCGCCGTCCACATACCAAGTGACGATGTATCCGCCCTGGTCTAAGGTCTGCGTTGCGCCGTCGTCGACATTAGCCATCAATCATCTCCTGAAGCCGCGAGACATGCTTGCTCGCGACATCATTCTGTCCGCGCTCGACGGCTTCGGCGGCAAGGAACAGAGCATCCAAGAAGTCGTCGACCGGGAGACCGACACCCAGCAACTCCACCAGCAGAGAGCCCCAAAGCATAACGTCAGGATGGCTTCGTTCAAATTGAACCACCTCATTAAGAGCGATGCGCACATTCAGCGGTGTGTCCGATGATGCGGCCAACGTCTCTATAATGTCTAGCACCGTTGTCTGATGGTCATTAACAAAAACCATCGCCGCCGCTTTCTTGAGCGCGGCCCGGAACGGCTTAACCGTAAATCGCCAAGAGGTCAGCTTATCGAAGCCTGAGATCCTAAACACCATTGTCGATCACCGTTACTGTAGTGGTTGCGGGACGCCACCCTGGAGGTGGCACGAACTTCATCTCATAAACCGCAGGATAGCCGAAAGAGAAACTTTCCGGAGAAGTTACAGAAGTACCTATGAGTGTTCCGTCTTGATATACCTGGGTCTCGAACGGCAAAGCTAGAATCCACTCGGCATCAACGGAAAGAGTTATGGCGTCCGGAACTTCTATGTTCGTAAGGATGCCCGCCAATCCAGTTGTTGGATTTATCCATTCCGCCTCACCCCAATAAAGATTGAGGTTCATGACGATAGCGCACTGCTCGGCTTCCTCCGGCCACCTCACGAAGCCAGTCTGGATGACGTCTCCCGTTACGGGGGCCCACAGTGAATAATAAAGCCTATCTAAGGTTTCGTCGGCCATCTATTTAACCACCTGACTAATGGCCATCGTTATATTGTTGTACACCAAATTACGGATCTGACCAACAAGAGTGGCTCCGGTATTACCTGGGGACGGACTGCCGGGACGCAGTCTAACTTGAAATGCATATGTCTGCAGCCCAGAAAAATTACTCACATCCGGAAACCATTGACGGTACAAGAAGTCATTGCCCGCACCGGCTGTGGTCCAAATTACATTACCGTTTCTAGTCATGCGCCAGTCGGTGATGCCAGTAGTGGTAAGCCCTGCGCTCCATTGGAACTGGGCGCTTGTCACCAACTCCAAGTACAGGTGAACCATGGCGGCCTCGTCTGCCGTCTTGGTGATGCTGGTAGTTAGCACGGTAATGAACGCGGAGTCACCCGGAATCGCCGTATCAGTCAGCCTGAACGCCACTGACTGGTTGGAAACCGCGCCAGTTCCGACCTTGATACGAGAGACGTTAAGATCTTTAATGTTGGCCGTGCCGACCCACAGAGTCTGCGCCGTCAACTCGTTGAAGAACGCGCCATCCGGCGTAATCAGCACCGACGCGTCTTCGTTGGAAATCACCGAGGGCGAGAAGAAGCGAATGCTGGAATCAGTCCCAGGCATCGCAACGAACTGGAACCGACAACGCCGCGCCGTCGCCGGCACGATAACCCTAGCCGTTGCCGTCAATAAGTTAGTGGTCGTGGTGTCCAGATCTCCAAAGGTGCTGTTTGTCGGAGAGATGGCGACACCGCTACGATCATACCATTGCAGCTGGATGCGGGCCACCATTCGGGTGCCGCCAAGCCTTCTGGCTTGGTAGGTACACTGCAGCCTCTGCCCAGGACGCACGGGAAACGCTTGCGAGATCCCACCGGAAGACGTGGTACGGGCGATGGTGCCGAGCGTGTGATTATACCGCATCTCACCGATGCTATCGGGGTTCGCATCGGTGCTATTCGGAATCACGAAGAAGTCTGCGCCGGTCCAATCTCGCCCAGACTGGATCTGGTCGTCCGGCACCATGTTATGCCCAAGATCGGTCACAACCAAAGTGCCCACTGACATTGTGCCAGGGGCGATGACGTTGTCTCCGTCGAGAACTACCGCTCCGCCGGAGCCGACCTCATCGTTGTCCCACGCAACGATCCTCAGGCCTGCTGAGCCGCCGCCTGCGGTAGCGCGGATGACGAAGGCAGATGCGGCCTTGTCGGTCGTTGCCACGGCCGCAGCTGTGGCATGCACCATGGAGTTAAAGTCAGCGAAGGATGCCCTGACCTGCAAGTCCCATGCGGCGACTGCTGCGCTGGCCGTGCTGGACGCCACCAAGGATTCAGACGCTCGAGCGTAGGCGACATCCTCAACCTTAGTGACCTCGACGTTCGTGAAGAGTACGAAGTTATCCGGATTGCCGCCTCCGATCTCGCGGCGAATATACGTCTCAAAATATCCCGCACCAGCCGGTGCCGTAAACGGAGGAACAGTGCCGCCGTCTACAACGACGGCGAAATCGGTTTTCCTCCACGTTGGGGGAGCCTGCACCTGATGAGTCTTGGTCACCAGAGAGACTGTGGTCAGCTTATCCGCCGCGATGAAGCGGACGCTGATACTCATTCTCGCTTCGAAGTTGGTACCGAACCCAGCGCAGCGAAAAGAAGCGTTAAGCTTCTCACCGGGGACAATAGGCTGGGGGCCGTGCGCGCGGGCTACTCGCGCTATGCTGGCGTCGTACACAGACTTTGCGACAAATCTCGTAGGCGCGTTAGCAAGAGCCGAAATACCAGATGCCGGATCGCGAGGTATGACGGTGAATGTTACCGGCCAGAAGTCCCACCAATCTGGCTCCTCTCCAACTGCACGGAATCCGTCTTCAAAGATAGGGTTCTGAACGAAGTTCTGCCCGCCGAACCGAGCCTCCAGCGTGGTAATCCTACCGGCCATAGCCGTAGTGTCGCCGCCGACAACAATGAATGTGTCGACGATGCTGGCGTCAGCCGCGGCAAACTCCGCCCGCAAAGAGGTCTGAAGCGCCGCAAGCGCCCCGCCTGGGCCCGTTATCGTAACCGCGAACTGATTGATCGCAGCCTCAGCGTGCTCGTCCGCTACGTATCCGGCAATCTCTCCTTCGGTCGCGCCGCGGACGTCCAGATAATCAAGGCGCATAGTTAGAGCGGACGTTCCGGAAGATGCCCCCTTAAACTCGAAGTGAATGCGCATCCCGTCTGCCGCGTCGGCAAATGGCTTTTCCCAAACCACCTCCTTGCTCTGCATGCGATCGACGGCGTTGGAAAAGCCCCACGTTCCGAAAAGCCCCAGGCTGTTGTCCTGGCCAAGCGCGTGTCCCCTTATCCACGATCCGCTAGAGACGCGATGCCATTCAATCCTGGCCTGAGCGCCGGTGGCGCTGCCAGAGAGCACGCGCAGGAGGACACCCATAACCACATAGGGGGCCGCAAAATCTGCCGCTGGCAGTTGGTTTGCAGTGAGGGAAGATCCACGGACATAAACCGTGTGCGTGCCGGTTGGTATGGTGAGCAGCAAGGAGCTTGGATAAAATCCAGCAGTTGACTTGCTGGCGAAAGTGCTGAAGCCAACACTATCCCAGTACGTCGGGACCCAGGTTGGGGCGGTGCCCGTCCAGTAGTTGAATGTCGGGTCCTTGGCCCAACCACGATGCAGGCCGGCGACAGCGATGCCCATTAGCTCCTGAACGTCGCCAGTTTGCAGACCAGCCAGCTGATCGGCCAGCGTCTGAAGCTGAGCGAGCACGGGGCCGCTCAATCCCTGGACTAATGCGGTAGCCTCATCGGCCGCAGCCAGCGCTGCTACAGCGTCAGCAGCCGCAGCATCGGCGTCTTCCTGAGCCTTTCGGATCTTATCGGTGATTACGTCATCAAGGTCTGGCTCGCCGATGCGGATGTCCGGGGTGTGGACCGGCTTCAATTCCGACCAGAGACGATTGGTGGTTACCGGCTCGAAGAGGATCTGAACGAGATAGTCTTCGTTCGGCAGGATGCCGTCGGTGATGTAGGCTTCGCCGTCAACGTCCGTCAGCACGCTGTACGTCGCCGGCACGCCAGCCAGGGCCGCCGGATCGTCCTCGAGCGACATCGTCTCTGTGGAGACCGTCTCGGTGTCTCCGGGGTTGGCCATAGTGTTGGCCGGCAGCTGCGCCATCGATTCGGCCAGGAAGACACGATAGCGAATGCCCGTGACGTTGGCAGCCGGAGTCGTGAGCAGCTTGATAGCCGCCCGCCTCGGGACGCCATTAGTATCGAGGATGGCGACGCCCTCGACTTCGAACGCAGCAACCTGCGGAGGCCGCGGGACGACGACACCGGGCGTGACCGGAACAACCGGCACAGTCAGGCCATCATCCCAGTCGTAGTCTGTCGGGTCCCGCTCACGCAGAGAAACCGCCACCGTTCCGTTGGCGAGATGCTCGACCAGATCGATGGCAAACTTCTTGTTGGAATATCCGTACCTGACGGACGTCCACGACACCTCATCCAGCGGCGAAAGGAACTGCGCCTCAGGCGGAAGAACTACCGTGTGCCGCCGGAACCTACGGCCATCATTGAGCGCCGCAGCCATAAGGCGCTGCACCTGTCGCCAGTAAGGCACGGCCTTGAAGCTGATGTCCGCGACATTCCGTTTGCCACCGTCCTCGGCGAGATAGATTTCGTTCTTTCGAGGCGGCGCGTCCTTAGCGTTCCAGCCCTCTTCTGGTTCCGGATGCTTCGCTTGCACCTCGTTGTAGGCATCGTCCAGCTGCGGGAACGGATCGAACTGGTCCGTCGCAGTGGTGATCATCGTGGCATCCGTGAAGGCGTACACGGGCGCTGTAATGCCAACCTTGATAATCCACTTGCCGGCGGCGACGGCTATCTCGCCGGAGCACGCCTTCAGCAATTCCTCGATAATCGCCGCCGGCTCTTCGTCAACGCGGACCTCAAGCCCAGCCCGATACCTTACATCAGTATTGCTGTTAGGAAGCGTGAGAGTCTCGTCGCAAGCGTTCATAGCCGCGAACCAAACGCTCGCCGGCTTGGACGTGTTGTCGATATTCGGGCCGCCCCACATGAACTGATCGGTGATGGGATCTCGGATGCCGCGAAGGATGTTGTCGATCATCACGACCGGGTTGTCAGACGGCTGCCACGTCCGCCAGTCGGTCCAGCGCTGGGCCCCAGAGCCTGATGCCGTGCTGTCCTTGCGTCGGTCGTAAAGCCCCCAGGCTCGCAATTCAAAGAGACAGTCTGGCTTGTCCTGATTGATCTCCGGCTTGTAGCGAGCCGTGACGATGGCGTAAGCCATGCCTCGGCCGATCATGGCGGACGTCCACGGCCGCGTCTCTTCCTCGGCGAACTTGGAGACTAGATATGGGTCCGCAACCGTCTGGGTTCCGTCGTAAAACTTGATCCAGAGATTGTCTTTGCCGGTGTTCGGACTCTTGAACTCCTCGACGGCAAAGCCGCGACCTTCGTCATCCTCGGTGCCGGCAAGGGTGCCGTACGCATCATTAACCCAGACACGGCTAAACCGTGCGGGGCGATCGGATAGTTCGATCACCTGCACGTAATACATGTTGGGCGTGTCGCCCTCGGTGCCCCAGCTGCCGTGATACAGCAAGTCACCGGCCGTGGCGTACTTGCCCAGGAAGAACGACTGCGGCTGATCCTCGCCAACGGTGATAGAGACCTTGGTGCCTCGACTGGTAGTCTCCGGCTGCGGAGCCAGCGCACGAGAGACTGCGGACAGGGCAACACCGGCCGCGATGTTGACGAATGCTTGACCGGCGAAGGTGCCGAACGCCGTTGCCGCCGCGGTCGAAGCCCCGGTGGCAAGCGCGAAACTGGTGGCTGCGCCGCCTACTGCTGCGACGACAGGAGGCATTTAGCCGACCTTGAACGTACGAGTGGCAGACATCAGCGGCATAGTTCCCAAACCCTTCTCACGCATCACGAAGATCTCAGCGCCGCCGACTATCCCGAGAGCTTGTCCTTGCGGTGTGTCAATGATGGCTATATCGCCCATCTGCGTATTAGCTTTATTCCGATGCTCATCGAAGATCTTAGACACCATATCGATGTGATCTGTGAAGCCGCTAACTTTAAGCTTTTCAATTCCCTCTTCTAGGGAAGCATATTCCCCTTTCAAGTCGCTAAATAAATCAACGCCCGTCATAACCTCAATAGCCTGAGCAACGAAGAGGGCGCAATCCTGCTCTCCGTATTCGAACGGATGCTGCCGGGCCCTGTCAATGTACTCTATTAACTGAGAGCGCCAGTTGGAATTACGCTTCAAGAGAAGTTCCCCGAGTTTCCGCCCTTACCGTGCCGGATATCTTTAGTCCCCCAATGGACTGTCCAATCGGCTGCTACCGTTTTGTGCTGCCTGATTAGATCACCCATACGCTTCTTCTGTGACTCGTTGCTCTTGCTGCCGGTAGAGGTGACCGTCAATGAACGTACGTCAGAAACGAACTCAGCCTCAATAGTCCACTCGCCGCCGCCAGCTGGATGTTCGCTGGGGGCCTTGTTAACTGACCCCTTATCGAGGGCCTCCACCCCCAGAGGAACGCCGTTGGTATTGTAGGTGCGCTTCCACAGTTGGATCGGAGCGCCCCGAGGCTCGTACTCCATCATGGCGACAAGCACCGACTCGTTCAGCCGACTTAGTGATATGGTCACTGGGCGGATGTTCAGGCCAGACTCAAACCTGAGATCCTTAACCTTAATCAGCGCACCTGCCTGGAACGGAAGCGTCTGCACCACGCCAGAAAACTGATCCGTTACGGTGATGTTTTCGGAACGCCAGCCCGTCCAGAAGCCCACGCCCTGCACCTGACCGGTGTCTCGGTTCTTGGCGTCAATCCACACAAGATAATGAACCGCGAACCCTGCGCGGAGTTCACGTTGCGCCTGTGCCGCGGCATTAATCGCAAGCGTCATGGAACCTCAATGCATTCAAAAGTCATCGGCTGGGTAAAGCCGATCTCGGAGATGCCAGGATCGTAATTGAGAAACTGCATCTTGGCTGACGGCCTGCGAATGCCGACGCTGTTGCCGGCCTGGATGCCAACCCGCAAAGGCGGGGTAACCTCAAACATATTGGTCACTCCGCCGCTGGTGGCCGTGGCGACGTCGCTGACCTCATAGACGTTATAAGATACTGGCGAGGAGTACCTGACTTGAATTCTGTCGCCCCAGCGAAGGCGATATCCGCCCGGAAGTCCGCTAAGGCGGATGGATCGATTGTCGTTGCCCACCTGAGACACCGTCACATTATTGCCGGCAATCTCACTGCCATCCGGATCCAAGGCTGGGTATAGGCATGAGGAGTCGTAAAGCAGAAACGTGCCGTGCGCTCCGATGCGGCGCATGTATCCGCGGACCAGACGGGCTTGCAAATCGGTCATCACCGAAGTGGTGATCGTCGCAGTCCACAGCGGGTCCGCAAACTGCGCGGTGATCATGTGCTGAGGCATGCCCGAGGTATCGATGAACTCCTTCAGGGCCCAGTGAACGGAGCGAATCGGAACGAGATCAATGAACTCGTCGAGAGGGACCGGAAAGCTAGAGAAGCCCATCTACACCCGCCCTCGATACCTATGGTCGCGGTTACTGTTAGCTACATTATCACGGAACGTGGTTTTGAACTCAAGGAACTGCGCCTGCATTTCCGAGCGTACCTGTTGGAGCCCGGCCGCGTCTGCCCCAGGCGCATGAATTGTGGGGGCGAATGTCACCACGTTGCCGCCAAAGCTGCCGTTGGGGTGAACCTGCGCACCACGCCGAAGATTGATCAACTCCGGACCAGCTTCTCCCACCAGCGATAGGCCACCGGCAGCGTAGCGTGTGCCGCTCGCGTATGTCTTAATGCCCATGGCGCCCAAGAACCCACTAAACAAACCGGGGCTAGCCGGCTTGCCGCCAGATGCTGCGGCTCCGAAGAGTCCCGACAGCGCGCTGGTGATGCCAGAGGAGATAAGGTCGCCAGAAATCTGCGCGAAAAGATCCGAGAACGCCTCGCCGATCGAAGAGGTGCCCTGCACGATGCTCGAGACAGCGTCGCCGAAATCGTCTGAGAAGTTTCTGAACGTGTCCGACCCTTCCTCTCCGGCCTCAGCCAGGGTCTGCTTAGCCTGCGCCACCGCCCGATCCCACGTGACCAAGTCAATGTTGCCGGTGGTAAGCAACTCGTTGATGTCACGCATCTGGATCGCAAAGGCTTCGGCGGGAGTCCTCGTGTTAGCAAACACCGCCTCCGCCGAAGATTTCAACTCGTCTAAGTGCTTCTTAAGCTCCTTAGCCTCATCGCTAAGACCGCCACCGCCACCGCCGCCTCCACCTAATGAGGGGGCCTCAGTGATCACCGTACCCAAATTGTCAAAACCAGAAGAAGACGCGGCACCGCTGAAACCAGGGATACCGCTTACGGAGAAATCACTGGCCGAAGACCCCGGCTTACCGCCAAAGGCCGTCCCGGCGCCTCCCCTGATGGAGGAGACTGCCTTTGACATATTGGCGGCTTGTTGCGTGGCCCGCGCCGTGGCGGATGCGGCCGCCGCTGCCCAGCCGGCAGTCGACTGAGCGGCTGCGGCCAAGGAGCCCCACGTCGTCAACAGAGAGACCGCAGCGGCGTTTGCGCCACCCGTGTTGGACGCTAACGTCGCAGCGTTCGTGGCGGTAAGACGGACGTCCTTTTCCAGTTGTTCGAACTCTGGACCCACTGCGGTGGTGGCCACATTGGCAATCTCCGCCATGATTGCCAGAGTTTTCTGAGCATTCTGAGTAAGTTTCTCGGGCGCCGAATTGGCCAATTCGGTCAAAGAGGCGTCCAGACGCTTAGCGTTGTCATCGCTAAGATTAAGCGCCTTACCTAAGCGCTGCCACCCCTCCACCATCTTAGACTGCGCAAGCAACCCTTCGCCTGCCGCGAACAACCCAAGAAACCCGTTAGACACTTCCTTTGTAGTAGCGGTTAGCGATTGGAATTCGGCCCTAACCGTCTCGATGGCCACCCGAGCCTTGTTTTCAGCTATGGCCTGAAAGGCTACGTTAAACTTGTCAGTTATATCCTGAGCCGCATGCACTCCGGATTCGTTAAGGCCCTTGAGTGAATCCTCAAGAAGCGTAATGCTGCCGGACAGATTCAGGCTCTCGCTGCCCATATTCTTGAATAAGGTGATGACGATAGGTAAGCTGGCCGCGACGATACCAACGGCAGCGCCTAGCAAGCCGAAGCTACCGAGTGCCTGCGGAAGCTGCTGACCTAAAGCTCGTAGAGCGCTAGTCCCGCCGGAAACCTGAACGACAAAGTCCTGAGCCTGATAGCTGAAGTTCTGGACGCCACGGCCAAACTTGCCCATACCATCTCGGCCACGCCGCGTGCTTTGCTCAACGTCGTTGCCGAACTTCTTAAAACTGGAACTGGCTTTCTGAAGGCCTGGGTCCAACGATGCTGCGTCAAGCCCTAGGTTAATTCTCAGGGAGCCAATAACTGAACTGGGCATAGCTTATAACTCCCCTAGGTTCTCAACCAGAACCTAATCATATTTTCCAACTCTTGGGCAGACTTCTTTGCTTTGGCTTTCGGCTTCCCGGATATGAAGTCTTCGAATTTGGGGAATTTCTTAGCCCCAGGCAGCGCCGCGGTATGCCACGCCAGCCAAGCTCTCGCATCATGCTCTCTGTTCGCCCTTAATGCCGCGCCCCGAAAATGAGCCGATAGTTCCCGTGGAGTTATGTTCCAGAAGGTTTCCGAATCCCCCCCGCACGCGATGTACTCAGCGAGAAGTTCTAGCCAGTCGCGAGGCGCTGTTCTTTTTTTTCGCCTGCGTCCTCTTCTGTGTCCTTACCCTTCGGGTTAAGAGATGCCGCCAAAGCCTCACTAATAATCTTAACGGTGTCCTCTGAAGTGAAAACTTCCCCCATCAAGTCTCCCGCGTCATCGAGGGTGACATTAGGATGATGGTACCTGAGTCCTCCCCAGAGAAGGGTTCTAATGACCGACAGGGTCGGTCGGTTTTGAAGCTTCTCTAGAAGTTCCGGAATCGAGACATTAGCCGCTGACTCCAGCTCGCAAAGCGAGTTAATAGTGTAGCGGATCGTGTACTCGGTTCCGGGAAGCTTAAGCTCACCGCGAGATTTGTTCGCCATGGTCGATTAACCCCAAGTCTCCGCGCCGGCCTTTTTAACGGTGAACTGCGCCGACATTTTATCGTCCACTGGCGCCTGAGGGGTGTAACCCTTGATGAAGCCAGGGAAGGTCACATACACCGCATTGGGAAACGTGATCCGATGCGTACGCACTTCGCCCGAGATACGCAGATCGCGCAGCAAGAGATCAGTGCCGTTACCGGGGATCCAGTTGATGGTGAACGAGCCGTCACCGGTATTGATCATGCCGGCGATGAACTCACGGGTCCTGTTGGGGGACTCGTAGTGCGTGACATCAACTTCCTCGGTCTCGTCCGACGGCAACTCAATATCCGAAACTTCCCCGAGAGGATGAAAGGTATTGCCGTTCGCCGCGGCGATCTCGTAAGTGATGCCATAGCCAAGAATTGCGTCTGACATTTAAGTTAAGCCTCCTTGTGATTGACCATAAGGTCGCGCGAGATGCGGTGGATCGGCGCCGATCCCGTCGCCGGGTCTTCGGTCCCATCGAACCTAGATTCAATAAAGATCACAGAAAACTCTGTATTACCTATGGTCCCTCGAAAGCCATCTACCACCGGAACAAGCAGGCGGTCTATATCAATAACAGCCTTTGTACTAAGTGCCCAGATATCTGCCTGCACCCTGGACTGAATTAGGGTATCCGCCCCGCTATAGGTATAGCGATGCGGCTGGGAAATGAGGTTGAGCGTGATGGCTGGAAGCTGACTGCCCTGAGGCCTCTCATTCCACGCAACTACACGCACTAGCGCCATAAGCGGTGCGTTAGCCGTAATCAGCGAGCGGAAGTCTTCCTCGAGTGCCATCATCCTGCCTTAGCGAGCTTGCGGGCTCTGCGGCCGGCCGCCTTGCTTATCTCGGCCCAAAGATCGTCCTTAATACCCTCAAGCACCGCCTTACCTAGAGCATCCCAGGCCGGCCTGAGAAAGGGCTGCTGAGGATCCTTAAAGGTGCCAAATTCCATGAAAGTAGCCTGCCGTAATGGACCGGCACCAATGTACATCTCAACAGCACCCTGCTTGAAGTAATTACGATTCAGCGAAGCCTGACGCGGCGTTAGCTTGTCACTGACCGTAATTGAATCCCTCAGGTGTCGTCCGCCAGCCTTTTCATCGTAAGGCGCTAACGCTCTGGCCGCCGCGGCGACCGGCTCTGCTCGCTTAGCAAGCACACGTTTAACGACGTTCCGCTGAGTGGCCTTGGGCAAATCGGCCAACGTTGCCTGAAGCTCGCTCAGGCCTTCGATCCTGAAGGTAAGAACTGGACCAGCCATCAAATCGCCTCCGCCCTAGAGCCCGCAGTAATCTCTTGTCCCTTATGCCGGCCAATCTCCTTGACGCCGACGATCTCATAAATGCGTCCATCGAAAACAAGCCGATCGGTAGGGCCCACGTCTAGGCCCCACCTGATGCGGAACCTTGCCGTAATAGTAGCCGCAACCTCAGCCGCGCGCAGGCGCTCGCTATCACTGATTGGATAGTAGCTTGCCCACACGTCAGCATGCCGGCCCCACGAAGCCTCTTCGCCGCCCAGCCCATCAGGGATGGCGATCGACCTTTCGATCGTGACGCGGCGGTCCAGCGGACCAAGGTCTTCGTTCATGGACATGGTTAGGCAGAGCGTCCCAGAACTGCGATGGTGTAGGTGACCGAAGTGCCGGAACTGCTGTTGGTGACCTTGAGGTCATCCGTCGCCGCAGCACCAACCGTAAGCTGACCGGCCGCGCCAGGAGCGCCAATCGCAAAGAAACCACCCGGCTTGACCGCGAACGTCCCCAGCGTACCGCCGAAGAGCGGGATCGGCTGAGTCGCGGCACCGAGCACCACGTCATTGGTGTTGGCCGCATCGGCCTTGACCATGATGCCCACAACTTCCGCCATGGTCACCGTAGTGCCAAACGCATCCGTGAGAACACCGGCAAGGTCCAGATCCTCAGTAGCCGACGCAGCCAGCGTGCGCGTGTCGGCCCAGAAGAGATCGGCCTTGTTCGCCGTGGTGCCATCGGTAAACCGAAGATCGGCCTCAACCTCGCCGTTAAAGTTCGGGCCGCCGAGATCGTTGCTACCAACCTGCCGAAAGGCCAGTGTCGCCTTGAATTCTGCCGTAACCGTCATTTAGACAACTCCCTTTCGGAGATTAAGCGAGAGCAGGATCGCGATCACGCTTGAGGATATTCTTAACACCCGGAGTAAGAGGATCATCCGTTCGATTATCATAGAGGTTTGAGAGCACAATCTTAATAGCCGCCTTAATCCGCGGAGGGCACGTGTCCTCTGACCACGAGTTATCAAGGTGCTTAATGTAGCCCACCACGATGTCGGATGCTTCTTCCATTTTCTGTTTGATGTCGTCTTCATCGAAGGCACCCTCATCCAGCCGCAGCTGCGCCAGAGCCTCGTCGTAAGTGATTAAGGAGATCATTGCCGACCCCCTCGCGTAGGCGCACTGGGCGTGGGAGGCGCTACACGATCCTTGCCGTCGCGGCCGCGCTTAACCGCCAGCTTCCAGTCGCTATTGGTTTCCGGCTTGGCCGCAGTGTCCGTCTGAGCTACCCAAATAGAGCCAGCCCAAGTCACGTTGTCACCCTTCTCGTAAGTCTGGTCCTGCTGCCACACACCACGGTAAATCGAGATAGGCAGAACGAAGGTGCGCGGTTCTGTCTCACGGCCGGCTCCGCGCATCTTAAAGCTGATGCGCCGTTCGCCGTCGTAATCAACCTCGATGTCATCCAGGCCCAGGCCGTCATTGCCACGGACCTTGCCGACATTGAACGTCTCGCCGTTCTGATTCTTGGCGATGAGTTCGCCGTCTTCGTTCAGACGGAACGTCGGCGCCGCCAGCTGCGGCACTTCCTTTCGGAGACTGTCTAGAGCGCTCCGGATTTCTCCGGCTACGATTCCGCCGATCTGCTTGTGATCGGCATCTAGCTCGGCAAAGCGAGCTTCAATCCCAGACTTAAGCTCGTCAAGCACCGCAGGGTCGTAATCCTTGCCATCGCGCGCGGGCGGGATCTTGGCCACCTCTTCGGCGACAAGTGACTTGACGTCAGGCAGTTCAGGGAGCGGAACCTGCGCAACCGCTTCGGCAACTAGCGCCGGAATGTCGGGAAGCTCAGCGTCCTTGCCGTCAGCCGGTGCGGGGATCTTAGCGACCTCTTCCATGACCAGAGACTTGACGTCTGGCAACTCCGGAAGCTGAATCTGGGCAACCGCCTCAGCGACTAAAGCTGGAATGTCAGGAAGCTCAGCGTCCTTGCCATCGACCGGCGCAGGGATCTTGGCAACCTCTTCCGCGACAATGGACTTAACATCCGGCAATTCCGGTAGCTGAATCTGGGCAACCGCCTCGGCGACAAGCGGGGCGACCGCCTCGTTAATCAGCGCCGGAATGTCGGGAAGCTCAGCGTCCTTGCCGTCAGCCGGTGCGGGGATCTTAGCGACCTCGGCCGCAACCATCGCCGCGATATCCGGAAGCTCGGCGTCCTTGCCGTCAGCCGGCACCGGAATCTTAGCAACTTCGGCAGCAACCATGGCCGCGATGTCTGGGAGTTCTGCGTCTTTGCCGTCCTGGGGCGCGGGGATTTTCGCAACCTCGGCAGCGATCATCGCAGCGATATCCGGCAGTTCGGCGTCCTTGCCATCCTGCGGAACTGGGATCTTGTCGACCTCGGCCGCAACGATTGCGGCGATATCCTCTGGGCCTACCTGTTGGCACAGCTGCGGCGCTAGCTGCTTAGCCACCTCAGCCTCGACCAAGCCCGTCACGTCAGGAACCTCGACCGCTTTAACGGCATCCACAGCCTCGCGCAGAGGCGCTACGGCGGCCTCTATGGCCTCGACTGTCGGTAGCCCCAAAACGGTACCCTCGACACCCTTGAGCCGCTCCTGCAGCCCCTCAGTGGCCTTGGCAACCATGCCGTCAATGTCCGGCAGCGGCTCAGGCCGCGGAATGGAAGCCAAGCCGTCCTCAAGTGTCTTGGTGACGCCGGTGAGCCGCTCCTCGATGCGCTTATCAACTTCCAGCGACTCTAGAACCCGCTTCACATGGCCTAACTCGTCGTTGATTTCACTAGGATCAAACACCGGGATTTCCCGTCCCTCAACGAGGGCGAGCCGCTGCGAAAGTCGCTCATTCTCTTCTAGCAGTGCCGCGTTCGCCGCGAGCACCGGAGCCAACTTTCGCTCAAGAAGTCTAGTCGTTCCCGCGAACAGCGCGTCTGCGATCACATCAACATCAAGCGCCATCGACTTCCTCCAAGAACTTCAGCCGCAGCGCTTCGGCCAGCTTCTGACTTTCCGATTTATCCTCAGCATCGGCTTGCTCCGCGGCGAGCCGCTCAGCCGCTTCCGCAGCCTCACGAGCGAGCCGGGCTGCTTCGATGCTGTTGGTCTCTTCGATGGCGCTGGCGAGCCGCTCCGTCTCGCTACGCGCAGCCTCGAGCGCTTCTCTGGCAAGAGCATCCGCCTCCAGCCTTGCAGCCTCGCGCTCGGCGTACTTCTGGCGCATGTCTTCTAGCTGCGAAGAGAAGCTGTCGAACGGGGTGGAGACGCGCTCGACCACACCCTCGACGATCTCGGATGGATCGATCTCCCGCGGCATGGACTCGCGAAGCGCCGTGACCATGTCAGTGATCTGCCTCGCTTCATCAGCCGGCTTCGGATCCGGGGCCGGCAGCGCAATGGGCGCCTCAGCGGCCGGGGTTGTAGCGGGAGCGAACGGATCGTCTTGAGCGTCGCGCTTGGCCAACGCTTCCAGGCTAAAGTTCTGCTGCTGGAGATACGCGCTCTCACCGCCAGAAATCGGCGGTAAGCCCAGACGATAGCGAGCCTCGTTCGGAGTCTTGATACCGGCACCGACCGCTTCAGCCTCCGCCTTGATCAGCGAAGCAGTGTCCATCCGAAGCAGAGCGTCGAGATCGAACTCTGTGCCGAGCGGCCGAGAGGCATCGGTGGCCGGGGCGAGACCTAGCGCCTCGTCCAGCAGAAGCTCAATCGACTCAACGTGAATCTGCAAGCACTGCGAGTAGTACATCTGCAGGCGAGTTTCTACGTTGTTATTGCTCTCCGTCGGGCCCACGCCGATCATGTGCGCCGGGACATGGAAGGCACTGCAAACATTCTCAGACGTCCAGCGCAGCTGCTCAATCACCTGAGCATCCGCCGACGTCATCATCATGGGCTCGTACTTGAGGCCGTCACCAAGCACAGCAATCTTACCGGCATTCTGCCCGTTGAATTGCTCTTCCCAGTACGTCTTGAGTCGAGCCGCAGTCTCATCGCCAATCTCGTCCGGAGCCGAGAGAACGCCGCTGGGGCGAGCCCCGTTGGCAAAGAAGCCAGCGGAGTTATTCTGGATCCGCATCCCCTGCACCGCGGCCAAGCCGCAGGCAAAGATCGGAGACACCCCAACCAGCGGGTGGAATAAGGTATTCATCTTATCGTGAATGATATTCCTAGCCGGAATAGTAGCATTCTCTGAATACTGACTTGAAAGTTCGTCCTTGTTAACTTCGTAGTACACGTCGCCTTGCTGAGTAACTAACACCTTGACCCACTGAGGATTAAGGACGTACATCGCGGTTACGACGCCACGAGTGTCGCGCTCTTTCAGGATGTACGCATTGCCGTAAAGCAGCTTGGACAAAACCCAACGGCTGATGAATTCAATGCGGGTCTGATAATGGTTTGGCTTACGAAGCACGGGAGAGTAAGCAGGATTTTCAGTCTCCTGCCAAATTCCGTCGCCATCCATCTGAACAAGACGGATCCTCATCTTGGCAATATCTGATGCAATCAGGGTTGTGCATGCATACACTGCCCCGAATGAAGTTATATTCGGAACTTCCAGCGTCACGTTGTGCTGAAAGGCGCCAGGAAACGACTCGCGGATGACATTGATCCAGCCGCCACCGCGGCCGTCAATCTGCTGCAGCTTCTTAACCGGCTTTGGGAGGCGCTTGATGTCTAAGCCGAGAATGCGCATTCAGCGTCCCCCATCTTGCCGCACACTACGACCTCATCGAAGCCGTGCATTCTGGCGGCAATCAGCGCCGCAGTCTCGTCATTGCAGACCTCGCGGAGAGGACCGGCCCACTTGTCTGCAACCTCCGGCAAGGCGATTACGGCATCATAAGGTTCCGCCATTGCTCGTAATGCATCCTGCCAAAGCGTCTTGCCAACGCTGAGTATAATACAACGACCACCCTCAGCGCCGTAATAATTATCCGTCACTAGTTTGGACCGCCCCACCAAATGCCACGGCTTGGGGTGCCCAGGAAAGAACATAATTCTGGTGTCTCTGTTCCAGCGACTTCCGAACCACGCAACTCCATCCTCATGACCCCAAACCGCCTCACCCTCGCCTAGCACATAGGAAATCCAAGACTGGTCGGAGCCAACATACTGATATCCTGCCTTGCTGGCTAGTTCTGGTTTAAATAGATTGTACACCTTAGGACGACACCCAGCAGTCAGCATCATCATAGAGCCATTATACGGCCGCGAGAAGTTAGTCCCGCGGTACATTATCAGATCCTCATCCCTCTCAAACAGGGGGTCCAGGGAATCGGCAATTACGCAATCGGTGTCCATGCACACGAAACGTTCGCCAAAGATGTCTGCGGCGTCCGGGCGAAACATCGCCAAACGGCGGAAGCAATTCGGCAGCCCGCCACCCCAAGTGGGAGTCTCGATGCCAACGAAATCACCCGGCGGCACAATGATCTCGATGTCGTCACGTAAGCCCTCAGGGGTATCAGTGACGCATGCAAGCGTGTGAGGCAGGGAAAGATGCCGCTCGACCATAGCAGCCCAGATATTAACGTGACCCGCAGTGTACCGCGTGCGTCCGCCGGGCTGATCCCAAAGCCAAGTGAGAACCTTAAGCACTAAGCGCCGCCTTCAAATCAACCATCCGCTGGTTCATTCTCTTACCATAGTCAAAGCCAGCAGCCGCCAACTCCTGAATTATCTGCTTATGAGGTTCCGGAATATTCTCAGCGGCCCGGTAAATCTCTCGCATCGTCTCGCAAACAGTCAGCCGTCGAGACTGACAGTTAGGGTTAATCGTGTACTTACGCTGCTGCCGCATCGCCACGGTTGCGTCAAGAAAGGACATGCCATTGGGCACTGGTCCCAGATTGGTAACCCCTATCTCTTCAACCATAGGCTTAGGGAAGGGCTTCATTGTTAGGCCTTAATCAGCGACGGGCGAAGCAGGATGTTGCCGCCAATGACGGTAGAAGTAATCGGATCCAGTCCGGCGGTCTCGAGAATAACCTCAGCCTCGTGGTAATAAGTTCCAGCCGCAATATTCTCAGTGTCCTCAGACAACAATGAAACTTCGAAATCGGAAGTGGTGTCATCTACCAATTCGATACCGTCTCCTAGCTCCTTAACGACCAACGGCTCAGCAGCCCTGATGGATGTCGCCATTTGCCAGCGAATTGAAGTTGCATCGGAAAGATCCACCGGCTCCCCGGCATCATCTAATACGGTAATGACAATAGACAGGGTGTCACCAGCATACATCGGGAAGTTATTCTTGCTCACTTCATTCTCCCAATCAGCCTAATACCCGTCATCGTCCTGCCGACCAGAGATATTCTCGGGAACTCCACAACATTCCCCGCATTAGGCCCGCCGTGGATCCTGCCGACCATGTGAATCCTATCTCTAAGAACGCCAACCAGATTAACTCGCCGCCCCTGCGGAATGATAATCGGCGTTTCCGGATTAAGTCCGGCGGCAGAGATAGTATCTCGCCTTTCCGTGATAGTCGATACTGCGGTTCTTCCGGGGAGAAGAACGGAGGTAACGGTATCGGCTGTCTCGTTCCTATTGAGAGTCGCCACGATGGGCGTCTCCCCGGCAGCCTGAAGCGTATCGGCAGCCTCAGACAACGAGGCAGAAGCGGCGCGACCCAGTAGGGAATCAGTGATTACAGTGTCGGCTGTCTCGGTCGCCGACAACGTGCCGGAAATCGCCAGGATGCCAGCCGCGGAAGTCGTGTCAGCAACCTCGGCTACTGACACGCTACTGACAATTGCCAATGCGCCAGCTGCAGACGCAGTGTCCGCAGCCTCAGTGGCGTTTACATCGGCTTCGCGGCCCCTGACGGCGTCAGAGCTTAGAGTGTCACCAGCCTCAGTTCCGGCGACAGACCCGGTGAGCGCAAGTGCGCCGGTTGATTCGAAACTATCCGAAACGTCGGTTGCGGTAAGGAGCGCGATGATGCCGAGGCCCGCCGCGCTAGAGATTCCGTCCGGGCTTTCCGTCGAATCCAGGCTGGCAGTAACCAGCAGGACCGAGGATGATTCGAGGGTGTCTCCGGCTTCATCAATTGCGATCGAACCCGCAATCGCAACTTCGCCAGACGCTTGGTTCGAGTCGGCAGACTCCGTAAACTCAACATTTCCTAGGATCTCCAGTATGGCTGCAGCGTCGAGGCTATCGGCCACCTCGGTGGCATCGACCCCCGACGACACAATGGCGAGTTGCCCAGAAGCGTCAAGGCTATCGCTATTTTCGGCCATCTCGGCCCCGCCGTTGAGCGGGATGATACCGTCAGAAACGCAGTCGTCCGCAACCTCCGTGGCGTCGACGTAGCCATTCGTTGTCAGGAAGCTGTCAGCAGACATCGTGTCTGCGACTTCGGTGGCCTCAAGCTCGGCGGAAACGAAGACGCCGGCTAGGGCATCCAGCGTGTCAGCCGCTTCCGTCACCTCTATAGACGCAACGATGTCGATAGAGCCCGTGGCGTCTGAAGTGTCAGCAGTCTCGTTGATATCCGCGGTCGCGGTGATATCCAGCACCGCCGCCGAGTCGCTGGTGTCGGCGGCTTCGGTGAGATCCGCCGTGCCGAACAGATCGAACAGCCCCAGGCCGCTCAAGGTGTCGGCAGCTTCCGATTCATTAAACAGCGCAAAGATCGGAATGCCGCCGGCCGCGACGACATCATCCGCTACCTCTGTCGCGATGACGACGCCTTCGCCGGTGTTGCCGCCAACGGCATCTACTGTATCTGCTATTTCGGTAGAGTCGGCCGTGCCGACGATCAGAAGGATCGTCGTGGTAGTGATGGTGTCAGGCGTCTCGTAGATATCGGCGCTGCCGGAGATGACAGACGCGCCTTCCGAGTCCAGCGTATCTGCCGCCTCAGTGGCACTCACATCGCCGAACGGATCGTGAGCCGCCGCAGCGTCTAGGGTGTCGGCAGTCTCGTTTGGCGACGAGCTAGAGATAATCGCCAGTTCGCCGGTGCTGGATCCATCGTCGGCCAGTTCTGTTGCGTCGACCGCACCAGAAAGCGCTAGAGCGCCGACTCCTGTTAGGGTGTCCGCTACCTCAGTCGCATCAAGAGAGCCGCCCACCGCCACGCCAGCGGCGCTGGTGAGGGTGTCTGCCGTTTCGTTGATGCTCGCGGTCGCGAACAGATCGCGCGTCATCAACGTCGTGGCGGTATCCGCCGCTTCGTTAATCGAAGCCGTTGCAGATATCGCCAGCGTGGCAGCAGCCGAGATGGTATCGGCTTGCTCGTTGCCGCCACCGAGGCCGACAATGGCGAGCGCCGCCGCCGACGTCAGAGTGTCGGCGGTCTCGGAAATCGTTGATGCGCTGCTGATAGCTAGAACGCTGGCGGACGTGAGCGTATCGGCAGCTTCGGTCTTATCCAGCGAGCCGCCAACGACCACGCCAGCGGCGCTGGTGAGGGTATCGGCAACCTCAGTCGCCGTCAGCGTCGCCAGCACCTCGAGAATAGACGCAGACGTCAGCGTGTCGGCAGCTTCGGTCGCTGTGAACGTGCCGAACAGATCGCGCGTCATCAGCGCGCTAAGGGTGTCGGCTTGCTCAGTGCTAGTTTCCGTACCGGCCAAGGCGAGCGCAGCAACCGAAGTCAGAGTGTCCGCTGTCTCGTTGATGCTAGCCGTAGCAGAGATCGCCAAAGCCGCGGCGCTGGTCGAGGTGTCTGCGGTCTCGTCGACGCTCGCGGTCGCGAACAGATCGCGAGTCATCAATGCGGTGGATGTGTCGGCAGCCTCGGTGATGGAGGCTGTAGCGGATAGAGCGAGCACCGCCGCAGACGTGGAGGTATCGGCGGCTTCGTTAATCGAAGCCGTTGCCGAGATGGCCAGTGCGGCCGCAGAGGTGAGCGTGTCGGCCGCTTCGGTGGTCGTATCGGTGCCGACAATCGCCAGGGCACCAGCTGCGGTGGAGGTATCAGCCGCCTCGGTGATTGTGGCCGTGGCGCTGATAGCCAGCGTCGCCGCGGTCGTAGAGGTATCCGCCGCCTCAGTTATGGAGGCGGTTGCGGAAAGCGCGAGAACGGCAGCCGAGGTGGAAGTGTCAGCCGCCTCGTTGATGGTCGCATTGCCGGTGATCTCGGCAGAGCTAGCGAGGGGTAGTACTAGAAAGCCGAAAGCCATGGCAGCACCTCCCTAGCTAGATTGGAACAAACTTCTTAATCTGATTGGGCCGAACATAATCATCATACAGCGGAGGATGGTCGCTGATAAGAGTAGCCGCCACCGTATTCGTCCAGGGCCGAGAAGTCGCCCCCTTCTGATAGAAATCAGAGGCCGGTGCCATGATGATACCCCCGGTGGGAGCCACCACAGAACGAAACGAAATGTACTCGAGAATCCGCGGCACTAGATGCGAGACGCTCCATGGGCCACGGAAGGCTAGCTGCATCACTAACTCATCGGTCAACTGAGCGCCGTCGCCCTGAACGTCCACGTCGGCAAAGAAGAACTCGGCAATATGGCCGCTGAACTGGTTTGCGCTGGCGTTAGTATACCATGTGCCGATGCTCATTTGCGTACACGTTGGCGCAGTCGCGCTGGTAACGCTGCTGGCATGCTGAACGCCGGCAACCGAAGTTACAGCTGAGATCTTACGGTTCGTCGTAGACATCACCCTAGCTACAACATACATCCAGGCCCCGGTCACAACCGCCGGGGACGCTATCTGCGCATTGGTACCAGTGGTGCCGTCATGGTTGCTGATGTTGACGCCGCCGCCGCTGGTAAAGATACGATAGGAAACCGAAGCTCCGGTGCCACCTAAAGCCCAAGAGCATTCGTTGGTTGCGGCATTAGGTTTAATCCACATGCCAACCGTGAATGGCGGCGCTACTACTGCCGGGGCGGTCTGACGGAAATAATTGGAGTTATCGTCGACATTAGTGCCCACGGATTAGCTGCTCTCGTACTTAATAGTCCGATACTTAAACTCGTGGTTGCCGCCGGTGCTGTTCAGCGCCACACCTGAGTTATTCAGCACCCATACGCCCCATTTGGTCGGCATCAGGCCGCCGAAATACTGAGCAACGGATCCGAGATGGAAAGCGTGGGTAACGTTGCTGGTGGCCGATT